ATGCGTGAGATAGTACTGGTTCCAGGGGCGGAGACCACCCCTCCCTGACAAGGATCCAGCGTATGAGGCTAAGCAAAGAGGTTATTGTGTGAGTACCTGTAGTAGGTTTGTGGCCCTGCGGGAGTGCTATGTACAGTGGTGCTCAGGCAAGTCATGGCCATCTCCGAAAGAGGAGTGACAATGTCAGAATGCCGCACACCAAGTAGGCCCGCAATCTCCAAGGCATTACGCGGTGGAGAGGTACGCATCAAATGGCTGATACGCACCGAAAAGCTGTCGTCAGCTAGTGACCAAATCTTACTATTTGACTGCCGCAGAGCGCCCGATTGCTTCATGCGATGGAGCAAAGGATTAATCTGCGACTTAATAGAAGTCTCGCCAAGAATGCCCTTGGCAATGGCAAGTGCAACAGATGGGCCGTGAACAGTTAAGAAATTAATGACCGCGAGGTCGTCAGCAAAACCGGGCTCAGTGGCAGATGAAACATAAGCCTCCTGTGCCCTGCGTGACTGAACGGCGCGGCGATCCGCCTCTGAAGAGGCAGAAACATCAGTTCCAATAGAAGCGGCCATTTGCGCAATGCGCACATCAATGTCAGCAGGTGAAACGCCCCTCGTCAAGAGTAGCGCACGACGCTTGCGTAAACGATCCTGTATTGCGACAGGATAATGAGCAATCGTGTCAACCGCTGGTTCAGAAGATGATTGTGTAGCGTATTCCCTATAGAACTCTAAAGGGTCATCCGCTGCTAGGTCAATGTGACTGGGCCCGAGTGCCAATAAATTGAGCAACGGGGACAGCACCTCGCTCTCTGAAGAGCTCATCTCCTATGTAGGAGGATAGCGAAGCCGCAAATGCAATGTGTGTGTGCCGGAATAGCGAAGGAGTTCTAATGATCTCAACTCCGCTCTCTCCTACGGCACAAACAACCCACCTCCCACCTCTAATTAAGTAAGGATATTATTCAACAAAGAGTGGTACGGGACCACCGATTGCAGCTTGCGGGCGTAAAATACTTGCAGCAGCGCGTCCAAGAGCCTCCATGGCTCCAGTGGCGAGACCCTCTCCTGCAACTGAGGTGAGAGTCTTGGTCACTTCCGAAGCTTTGTGCCATACACCAGGGGCAGTGGCCTTGTGATGTTTCTGAGTGGAACGCAGTAAAACATTGTTAGGGTGCCGAGTGCACCATTGCTGCCCGATTATCACACGGTAGTTAACAGCGGTACCAGCAGCACCGCATTTGGGTATGCTGATAAGAATGGGCTCAAGGGCCAGGGAAAGGGCAAGACTGCCGAGGTCCGTGGTAGCCTTGGGAGCAACCATCTGCTGCCAAGTCTTGTAATTAATCGTCTCGCAAACGGCAGAGTGCACGATTGCGGGATTGCTGATGAGAGACACTGCTGGGACACCTTTAAGATACCCAACAGCGATGGAGTCCTCAATCCAAACCTGCTGCAGAGTGCGAGCAGTAGCAGTTGGATGAGCAGAGTTACCGATACCAGTTTCAATGGATGGAACTGTGCCGTAGTACACACTACCGGGAGGGTAGAGCCCAGCACTAGTGCCAAGGCACTGTACCTTAATGGACAAATTGTGCAAACGGGCACGAATATCGGAATACTGCGGATCCTCGCCGAGAACAGGGTTACCCAAGATAGGGGAACGGCAGGTCTGAGTGGCCGCCATAGCGGTGCCACCAGCGTGGACAGATCCATTATATAATGCAGCAACAATGTCAGTGAGCTCCCCGGGGGGAACTCCGCTGTAGCTGTACTGGAATGGGGAAATAAGGACAATCTGATCCTCAGTGTGACTGCTAGCAAACTCCAACGTAGAGGTAAAGCTTGACACTGTGTAAGGAGCAGTGACCTCGTCCAATGGCAAGTGACGCTTGTCAAAAGCGTCAAATGCCCATCCAAGTGATCGAGGTACAGGGACGATGGTGTTTTGTTGGTTGTTGACCACCTGTGCACGACGCGCAACAGGTGGGGCCCTGCGGGGCGCGGGGCGTCGAGCAGGGGCAACTTTGGGTGAGGCACGCTTGGCGGGCACACGCCGCTTGGGGTTGCGCTTATTTACAGGAACTCTTGCCATGTGAGCGAGAGTAAATTATGCGAGGATTGACCCGCAAAAGAAGATTGTGCAAGGAGTACTTGCTTGTTTGTTTGTTGTATAAGTGTGCTATGTTTATTAGCATAAATTTAACCCTCCTCCAGAGGGCGATGAATTTGCAGGCACCTCCAATCAGTTAAGTATCAGGGGCCAATGCAACAGTGGCATCACCAATCAGTTAAGTATCAGGAGCCGTGCATAGTGTAGGCATCACCAATCAGTTAAGTATCAGGAGCCATATGCAACAGGGCAACTAAAGGAAGCCGTCGAGATCGAACCCAACGCCCTCCTCGTAACGCAAATTCTTGAATGCAGGATTAATTGTGGCGAGCATTTCACGAATGACTTCAACGTGTGGAGTGAAACGAACGGCGAATAGCACGCCCATTGCTTGCTCTTGCGTGCACTTGCCAACGAGGGCTAGGCGCCAGCAGAGCTTCTCGACGTTGTCGAAGACACCAGGGGCTGTGTCAGAGTTGATAAGATCATACAAGTGACTAGTGAAAGGCACCTTCGTCTTATCAGACAGAGGCCCGGGTGCTTCATTCTTGCTGGCACCAGTAACCTGCACCCCGCGTAAAGCGTGATGGCGAACGAACTCTGCCATGCCGGCATATCCCCCACGCATGATGGAATCATCTCCCATAACTAGGGACAGGTACCTGTGGTAATCATTGTATGTGATCACATGGTCGGCAGGCAACTGGTGGATAGGGTAGTCCAAAGCAAGTAGCTGGTTCAATTTGCCATTGGAACTGGCTGTGGAGAATATTCCGGAGCCAACAATGCCAAAGATATCAACTTGGTAAAGAAACTGCCCCACCTGAACGACGTGGGCAGACAATAACATGGACATCTTCAACTGGGCCTCCTGGAAAACCGCAGGAGCTCCACCCGCAGCTGCTAGGATAGCTCTGAGCTGTCCTTCTGCATACCAAAGGTGGCGAGTAATGGAAAGATCCCAAGCTTTGCGATCTGCAGCACACCCGACATCTCCTTTGATTAAACGCAGGAGTGCTGCCTTAGTGTCTTCCAAACCGGGGGTGTGGTGCCCCATCCCAGTGGCGTTTCCAAAAGTTGGAAACTCCTCGGAATGCGTGAAACCGTTCTGGTATGAAGCGGTTTCTGCGGTGTTTTGGTCGCCGTGGAGCAATCTGCAAAGCAGTTCTTGTGTGATACAAGTCTGCCAGATAACTCTCCAGCGCCCTTCGCGCTGTTTGGATCGCTTGGTGGCTTCACCTTTCGTCTTTAGGATTTCAGGCATAACTAAACCGGCTTGGTACAAGTCCCAGGGGTTCAATTTTGCCATCCACTGAAGGTCGGTGACTAGAACCAGGGACAGTTTTGTCAAGATTGTTGGTATGCATAGCATACTCTCGCAAAACTCTCCCTTGTTCTTATGGCCGGTTAAGTGCCAGCCAACGCCTTTCTCCATCATGAGCTCGTCAAGATTACGCTTTATCCAGGAATACATGTTCTCGTCTAAGTCCATGACAGCGGCTGGGTAGCCGC